ATGCGTATCTGTTATATGAAATTACTGATGGCTCTCGTCCAGATCAAATATCAATGGAACTATATAAAACTCCTGCATATTATTGGACCTTCTTTGTTGTAAATGAGAACCTGTCAGGTGGATTGCACGCATGGCCAAAGTCTTCATTAGAGTTAGAAAAGTATATTGATGAAAAATATAATAGGATTGCTATTACCTCTGAGTCAAAAGCTGGTGTTGATGCAAATACGCATCTACTTTGGAGATACGACTTAGTAATCGGTGAGACAGTACAAGGATTGAGTTCAGGAGCAACTGGAACACTTGCTGAGATAGACTACGATACAAATACATTCTATCTTGAAAATGTTACCGGAAACTTTATTGATGAAAGCTTAGCGTTTACTACATCACTTATCGGTCTAGCATCGAATTCGTCATTTAAGAATAACGTTGTCAGCGAAGTAAATGCTGTACATCATTATATAAACTCTGATGGTGTCACTGTTGATCGTTTGAATTTTAATGTAAATGATTCAATGCTGCCTGTAACGAACTATGAATACGAAACAGATTTAAATGATTCGCGTATGTCGATACGTGTAATTAATCCTGCTGCGATTGACGAATTTGCTACTAAATATCGTACGCTCATTAATCAATAGATAATATAATATGGCTATACAAAAAGGTTTAAATCCAACTGATTTAACTGCGATTAGTCCAGATTCGTACAGACTAACCGTGAATATTGAATCAGCAAATGGTAAAGAGCGTGACATTACACAGTTAATACAGAGTATGACCGTGTTTGAATCAGTCTTTCAACAGACGCTTATTGCTGAATTTGAATTAGCTGATGCTGTTTCTTTGTTTGAAGATCTTAATATTACTGGCAATGAAAAGATATCATCAGTAGTGCGTAAACAAAACGATAAGAGTTCACCTCCAATCGATATACAAAATGACTGGTACGTCTTAGACATTCCTGTGTTTGGTCGACCAAAGCCTGATCTACAGGTTTCAAAGATTCGTTGCGTCAACTCATTTGGCTTAGTCTCTAAGATGAGACGTATTGCAGCAACTCTTTCGGGCACGCCCGTGGAGATCTTAACCGAGCTTTATCGCCAGGTTGGTGTGGACATTGAAGTGCAAGATGATCAGTCTCTTGGTACATTTAAATTTGTTCCTCCACGTCTCACATACTCTGACGCAATTCAAAACGTTTTACAGAAAACTATGTCACCGAATGGTGCGCCGTTCTTTGCGTTTCAAACGTTTCATGAATCTAAATACATACTCGCATCGTATAACTCGATGATACTTGAACCAATATTAGATTACTATAATCAAGGTTATTTCTATAGAGAGGAGTCACAGACTGATGCATCGTTTGAAGAGAAGCGACATAGGATATTAGAAGCATCATCAAATCTAGGCTTTTCTCCATATAAATCCATGAAGAATGGTTCATACGTTACACGTACGCATGCGCTCGACTGGTCGAACAAGACATATGAGACAATTGACTTTAATGCGTTTAACGATAAAGTTCCTCTTATTGATGGAAGCAAGTCTGATTTAGTATGGAACAAAGACTTTGATGTGTCTGGTGTTGGACCGAACACGTTAACCGATACGTACAACATTTATACATCACTTAATTCTTTGGCGATGATCGATACTGATGAAGCAAACTATCATCAGTTCACTCCATATAAGATGTCGACTAAACACTCTATCTACTCTAACCTAGAACAGATGGAGCATTCGATTAAATTAAATGGAGACTCACGCTTGAGTGCTGGTAAGACAGTAGAACTTAAGTTTCCAAAGGTTGGCCAGGTTGATGGTCAAGGCCGTGAAGACGATCCGTTTATATCTGGCAAATACTTGATTGTTTCTTCTACACATACATTCAACTCTGAAGGTTATTATACGCGAATTAAAGTTCGTAGGGATTCGGTGCACAAGCGATGAATAATGGTTTTATGACAGATAAGTTTGTTTGGTTTTCTGGTGTTGTAGAAGATCGTGCTGACCCTTTATATTTAAATCGTGTTAGGGTAAGAGCTTTTGGCTATCATACGCCAGATAAGGTGTTAGTTAAAACAGAAGATCTACCATGGGCTACAGTCATGTTACCTGCAACAGAGTCTGGTACATCTGGCGTTGGTCGTTCACCTCATGGATTAGTCGAGGGATCATGGGTTATTGGATTCTTTCGTGATGGCACTGACGCACAGGATCCGGTTATCCTTGGATCTATTGCTGCATTAAATACGCAAGCAGCTGATCCATCGATAGGTTTCTTTGATCCGCTTGGTAATTATCCAAAGTCAACTGATGATATTACTACTAACTATTTAAACGAATCGGATGTCAATAAGGCAGCTCGTGGATTAGCTACTCAGGCAAACATCAACCAAGAAACAATTCGTACGGCGAATGTAGCTAATTCAGATGCAGTCGAAAAGCTTGGATACGTTGAAGCCAAATCAAAGGCTGATCCATTTAAATTGAGCGGTGATACACCAAACATCTTTGCCTTTGATGAGCCTCCTTCACCAGCTAAACCACAATATCCATTTAACAAAGTAATGGAATCAGAGTCTGGTCACGTTTTTGAAGTAGATGATACTGCTGACTATCAACGGATTAAAGAACATCATCGATCAGGCACATTCTATGAGATACATCCTGATGGATCACGCGTGCTTAAAGTTGTTAAGGATAACTATGAAGTAACGCTTGGCGATGAGTACGTGAATGTTAAAGGTACATCACGTGTAACTGTAGAAGGTGACTGTAATCTCTTTGTTGTCGGTAACTGCAATACTGAGATACAGGGTAACAAAGAAGAACACATCTATGGTAACTCAACGCAGGTTATTCATGGCTCTGAGTTTAAAACGGTTAAGCAAAATGCTATACACCAGATTGATGGTTATATGACACACAGCGTCGGCCAATACTTTGAACAAACAATTGGTTCTTATATGAGTTTAAATGTTGGATCGAATCTTACCGAAACAATTGGCGGTGCGCAATCTACAACAGCATCGAACCATACTACAATTAATAATAATGTTAACATTACTGGTAACCTTAATATTCAGGGTACAACGCACTCTGTCGGTGATGTGTCTACTTCTGCTGGAGCAAATCCAACATTAGCGACTCACTTCCACTTTGGACATGATCCATCAGGAAGATCAACAGCTCCAGGCGGAAATAGATAAAATAGGTATAAATAGATACTATGAGCACACAAATTCTATCAGATAAAAACTATGCTGAGGTCAAGGCAACAGTAGTTGCGCGTACGCGTGACTATTCGGATCTTGATCTAGGGCTTAAGCCTCATCCGAATCTCGGTGATGTTATACCGTTAAGAGATATCGGAGCAATTAAAGCATCTGTCAAGAATTTGATTTTAACGTCTTATGGTGAAAGGCCTTTTCAACCGAACATAGGCTGTAATATTACTAATCAGCTCTTTGAAAACTTTAATCCGATTACAGTTGCAGCAATGCGTGAATCGATTAAACGAACATTGAAATACCACGAGAAACGTGTTGCGATTGCAAGTTTAGATATACAAGATCGATCTGATCAAAATTCTATCTTCATATCATTAACAGTAAAAATATTAAACGTACCAGATTTAGTTGATATAGAACTTTATCTAGAGAGAACCCGATAATGGCAAACATTAAGAATGTAACTGAATTAGATTTTGACCAGATTAAAGTCAATCTGAAAGCATATCTGTCAAGCCAAGATAAGTTTTCAGACTATGACTTTGATGGTGCTGGTATTAATATCTTATTGGATATCCTTGCGTACAATACGCAGTACAATGCACTCTTAGCTCACTCAAATGCAAATGAAGCTTTCTTAGATACTGCACAGATGAGAGCAAATGTAGTATCGCATGCAAAGAGCTTAGGCTATATTCCATCATCAGCTACTGCTGCTCAAGCTACTGTAGATGTAGTAGTACGAGGTCTCTCAACTTCTCCAACAAATATTACTTTACCACGCGGTACTACATTCCAAGGCTTGATCGGAACTAAGCAGTACACGTTTGTAACAAACACTTCGTATACTGCTGTAAAGGATGCTGACTTCTTCTATACATTCCCTGATGTTATTTTATATGAAGGATCGATTGAATCCTTTACATATCGAATAAACAAAAAAATACCGAATCAGAAATTTAAAATACCTACTGATTTGGTTGATACATCTACTCTTGTCGTAGGCGTGCGTGCTTCATTGACAAGCGAAGAGACTGCAGTCTATACACACTATAATAATATCCTAGATATTAATGCTGCTTCAAGAATATATTACTTACAAGAAAGCTATGATGGCCAATATGAAATCTATTTTGGCGATGGTATTCTTGGCGTTGCTCCAGAAACCGGAAGTGTAGTTGATATTGCTTATATTAAAACGTCTGGTGCTGAAGCAAATGGTGCATCAACGTTTACTACTAATGCATCAATCGGTGGACTTACTACTGTCACAGTAACTCCAGCAGATGGATTCACTAAAACAGAAACAGGATCAGATAGGGAATCAATTGATTCAATTCGATTTAATGCTCCTCGTGCATTCTCTTCGCAGAATCGTGCTGTTACATCAGTCGACTATCGTGCAATACTTAAAGCTGAATACGATTTTATTGAAGACATTTCAGTTTGGGGCGGTGAAGTAAACGAACCTCCTGTTTACGGTAAGGTGTTTATTTCAGTTAAACCTTTGTCAGGCGACTATCTATCGAATACAACAAAGGAAATTATTAATCGATTCTTGTCTACTAAGAACGTTGGATCGATTACTACTGAGATAACAAACCCCGACTATACGTTTGTTACTATGGATGTATTCTTTAAATATAATCCTGATAATACCGTAAGAACGCGTGCTCAATTAGAATCAGCTGTTAGGGATTCTATCCTTGAATATAATGACGCATACTTAGAAAAATTTGATGGTGTACTTCGCTATTCAAAACTACTAAAAGCGATTGATGATACTGATGACGGTATTTTGAACTCATCAATCAGATTAAAAATGCATAAGCACGTTGCTCCTATCACTGGAGTAAGGACTGATTATACGATTAAGTTCTCTTCGCCAATCTATATTACTGATACCACTGAGCAAACTCTGTCATCAAATACGTTTACTTATGCTGGACAAACTTGTGAATTGACTGATATTGTATCTAGTGTCTTTCCAAATAGAACAGTGCAAATTCGTAACGCATCAACAAAAGCAATTATAAATTCAAACGCAGGAACTATTACTCCTACTACTGGAACAATTACGCTTAATCAAATACAAATTGATTCGATTACTCCATTGCTTATTTTTGCTGATCCAAATTCATACGATATTGCTCCTAAATTTAATCAATTAGTTTCTATAGAATCAGACGAGACTCCAGGCATTACAGTAACTGGTGAAGAGGATACTATTTCTACTCTTGGCTCTGTCGGAGCTGCTACATACACCACATTCAGTAGACACGAATAATGCGCGATAATATTGAATCAAGTAAAATAGAATCGTTAATCCC